GACAGGCTGCTCTGGAGCTGTGACGGGCGTAGTGGCTTCTACGTCCTGAAACATGGTGCTCAAATCGCTTGGGTCAAACCAAAGAACGCTGACGCCATTTGAGCCTAGAGATTCAGGAGAAAATATTTCCAAGAGCCGCGCCCGTAGAACGGTCAGCGCAGAGGCCACGACGGGCGCTACGGCCAGCATCAGGCGAAGAGGGCAACCAGCCCTGTGGCGGTGGTGCCGGTCGCCAGGACAAGCGTGAACTTACCGCTGAGATACTGACCGGTTGTAACGGTGAAGTTCGCCACCACCCCATCGCGGCCCGAGGCGCGCACGACGCCATCACCGCCAACATACAGGCCGATGGTCGTGCCCACAGCGGCGGTGTCGCTTGGGGTCAGGTTCACGAAGCGGGAAGGGATCAGGGTGAGGTCGCTCATAGGTACTCCAGTTGCGGGAAATTATCGCATCGAAGGGTTGACAAGTCACTCACATTGATTGACCTCAAAACCCCATCTCGGCGTCCAGGGGCTCGAAGGGCGGCACATACGATTCGACCCCACCCCGTGCGGACATGCTCATCACGCTCTGATAGGCGTAGGCGGCGGCGTCCACCCCGTCATCGTGGGCACCCTGCGGGAAGGACAGAAGCTCATCCTCGAACCAGCTCGGCAGGTCTTCGTGGAACACCAGCCCCTGCTCGTAGCGCAGCGCCAGCGGCTGAGCTCGCGTCACCTTGTCTTTGTCGGGCGTCACGCCCTTGATGGGCAGCGTGGTCTGGCGCAGCAGCTCTTGCACAACCACCGCCTGAAAGGCAACCTGTTCGATGGCAATCGCCCGGGGCTTCCACTTGTCGGCCACGTCTCGGATCAAGCGCAGCGCACCAGGGAAGTCCACCCGTTCACGCACCGCATCCAAGATGTAGAGCTTGCCGAATTCATCGCGCCCGATCACCACAATGGCGGTGTAGTCGGCGCTGGTCTTGGTGGAGAGTGCAAGGTCAACGCCCATTGCGATCCGCATCCCGGCCCGAGGTGCCTTGGCGCGGTGCAGCCACTCGCGCTTGAACATGGCACCCTCCAGGGCCGATGGCCGCTGCTGGTAGAGCGCCACGAACTCACGCTCGCCGATGGTCTGCCGAATCGTCTGGAGAGCTTGCACATCGTACTGCTCGGGCCACAGAGCCTCACCCACATTGCGACCCAGCGCATCCATTGGCTCGGCTAGAGCGGGCAGCGTGATCGTGTCCCACTTCTCATGGCCATTCAGCAGCCGCCCGGCCAGATCATCCATGTGCCAGCGTGTCTGGACCAACACCACGGCACCACCGGGCATCAAGCGCGTGTAGGCGGTCGATGCGTACCAATCCCACAGCTTGTCCCGTATCAGCTTGCTGTCGGCGTCCTCGCGGTTTCGGATGGGGTCGTCGATAACAAGCAAATTCGCGCCACGGCCTGTGATAGCACCACCAGCGCCGACCGCGTAGTAAACCCCGCCCACAGTCGTGTTGAAGCGTTGGGCACTCCTGCTGTCTTGCGCGAGCACAGAGCCTGGGAACGAGCGCACATGGCGCTCATCGGCCAGTGCGTTGCGCACCTTGCGCCCGAAGCCATCGGCCAAGTCCTGACCGTAGGTCGTGAACATCACCTGATCCTTCGGGTGATGGCCCATGTACCACGGCGGGAAAAGCTCAGAACACAGATTCGACTTTCCATGTCGCGGCGGTAAGAACACCATCAGCCGCTTGATCTCCCCTCTATGCACCGCCTCCAGCTTGTCGGCCAGCAGCTCAATGTGCGGTGGCGTCCTGTAAGACGGGATCATGCCGATGGCGTAGGCCAGGAGACTGTCCCTGGCCGCGCTGGCTGCGAAGGTGTCGAGGTCGGCGCGGCTGAGGTTCACTTCTTGCGGGCCAGTGCCTGGGCCATGCGAACAGCTTGGTCGGTCTCGAACAAGTGGGTCACCGTGGTGTTGCCGTCGATCTCCAGGCGGTCGCCGTACTTCTTGGGCAGCATCTTCGCAGCCACCCACTTGCGCGCATCAATGCGAAGCCGGTTGCGGGCCACGGCCACAGCGTCCAGCTTGAAGTCCACCACCCCATCGGGCGTGACCACCTGGGACACCTCCACCTCGTCGGAGATCGCCACGATCTCGCTGGCGTGGAAATCTGCCTGGGCTTCGCGTGCGCGCATGTAGTCGTTGCGAAGCTGCTCGGACGAATCCAGCCACCGAAAGAAAGTTGATGTCACGATGCCCTGCGTCTTGCACGCATTCACAAGGGCGATTCCCTGCGCGACATCCTGAAGAATTGCAGCCTCCACCTCTGGCGTGCGCTTGGACGGCGCAGCCACCTTGGGCACAGCCACCTTGACCGCTGCCTTCTTCACCATCTCAGACCTCCTGGCCTGCGAGCCGGCTCTTCAGCTCGTACCCTAGCAGCGGCCACACCTTTGCCACTGCGTTGGCGCGGGCGATCCGGCGTCCTTCCTCGGCGTCGAAGTTCTCCGGTGACACGCAGGCCGAATCACCTGTGACGGTGAAGCTGTTTTGCAGGACAAGGACGCAGAAAGTAATAAGGCCAAAAGGCGGTGGTGGTGGCGTCCCTCCTAGCGATTCCCCACGGATCGCGCGCATCGTTTTAACTCCGATGATTCCATCTGTGCCTGTGAAGTAATGTTCGCTGGCGATGTTCGCCTCCACGTCAGCAGGCGTAATGCGCGGTGCGTTCTTTCCCTTGGCCTGAATCCGCGCTTCCACGCCGTTGTCGCTCATGTCGGGGGATGTGATGTTGTTCATTTAATTTGCCTCGTTGTTACGCAGGGCGTGAACCACGGCGCGGAAGATAAAGTCCTTGGCCTGCTGCTCGCGGGGCAGATCAGCAAACGGAACAATGCAGTGGTGGGTCTTGGCCTCGGGGTCTTTTGTGGGGCCGTAGACCCAGCCTTCATTGAGCTTCTGTTGCATCCAGCTAATGTGGCTGGCCTCGGGGCCAAAGTTACCCATGCTGTGAAGGTCAACACCCATGCGGGCACTTGATCGCTGCCATTCAGGCGCGTCATCCCAAGAGGGCTGCGAGTTATCCCCGAGCGCTTGGCAGTAGGCCCGGTTGACTTCGTGGCAAACCTGGGCAATTTTTTCTGGTGATGTGGTGTTGTTCATCTCAGTACCCCTGATCGCCGTTCGCACCCCTGAAGCCCGCCAGGAAGTCCTCCTCCCCTTCCATCATCATTTTCTCTTTGCTCTTCTCGCCGGTCAGCTTGCTGCGCAGGTACTCCATCGCCTCGTCCAGCGTGTCGTAAATCTCGGGCTGGCTCATCTCGGGCGGCATCCCAGGCGGCATGTCGTCCTGCATGTCGGGCTTCGTGTGCTCGCACTCGACTGCGAATGTGCCGTCTTCGAGCGGGGTAATGGTGGCTTTGGTCACTTGCATATCAGTTCCTTGATTCAAGGGTGCAGGCCCTGCACCCCTGGTTTGTTGTGTCACCCATCGGACTTACAGGGCTTGATCTGGCCCTGCTGGGTGACTGCCGTTCTCACCTCCCCCGGTCAAGCGTCTGGTGCATTCGCCATGAAATCCGGGCCATTTATCCCTGGCCCGCCGCTCCGGGTTCGCGGTGCATAGGGGGCTTGAAGAGTTTACGTTTGATTGACTTGTTTATCAAGCCGGTTGACTGCTGGGCAAATGCTTTTTCTTGCCCACCGGTAGCCTTTTGTTGTGCTCTGGGCTCACACACCTCGGGTCGCCGCATGTGGGCTTGTGCCGTGCCCCATCGGGCAGCGGGCCTTGTTCCAGCGCCAGCGCTCGGCGAACAGACACCATCGCTTGGGCGTGGAAGCTGAAAACAACCGGCGAGCCGTACTTGAATTGGCCCGACCACACCCAGCACTCGCCCTTGGGGTATGACAGCCCCTGCACGCGAATAGGCAAGGGTGTGGTCGGGCGGCTCATTGCACCTCTCGCAGCTTCTGGGCGCAGTGCAGGGCATTCCCCATGTCGTTTGCGCTCATCGGTCCAGCAAGCCCATCATCGCCGCTGCCGTTTGGTGCGCAGCAGAGATCAGAGCAATGTACTGCTCCGAATCCTCGGTCTCGATAGCTTGATCCAAGAGCGTAATCACAGGCGACAGCACCAGGATGGCAAGCGCCTTGTCGGCTGTCGAGGAAACT